ATGACCTAAAAGAAAAACTTCTCCCAATAAAGCGGCAAGATCTAGTTCTGACCAGCCAGAACCGCTGCCGCTAGAAGGTTTGGGTCATCCATCTTAATTCCTCCGCATACTTCAAGAATGCGGTTGATTGTTGGAACATCCAATGCGTCTTCTAGTGCATCTCTATCTTTTACTAGATCTGGCAATTGCTTTTCTAATGCTACTGCACATGCATCAATGAGAATTGTAAGCGTCTCATCTTCTGATGTAACTTCTGCTGTCTTCTGAATTGCTGCCATGAACTTTCTAAGTTCTTTAATTGTCAAAGGCTTTAACTTTACCTTAGCCCCGTTTTGTAGTTCAATTTCTTCTACGTCGTAGATTGTAGTTGCCAATTTATCCTCCTAGGATTGTCTTAATTATTATAACAAAACACTCTTACTAATACAAGCAGAAACCCCCAATTTCTTGGGGGTATCTGAATTAAATAATTAAATTTAATTATGCATAAACACGGTCAATAATCTTACCGTATTCTTGGCCAGCATATGTCGCATCTCCTGATGGGAGAAGACGGAATGTTACTGGGAATGTTGTTGGTGTGTTACGAGCTAGAGAGAACTGTGACTGCTGTACTGAAAGAACACGACGTGCATAATATACACGCTCATTCTTTCCGTAGCTAGTATTGTTGTAATCTGGAGCTGGTCCAACTGCAATTAGCTGGCGCTCAACTGGTGCAGATTGCAAAGCTCCTGCTGCCAAACCTAGAACCTGTGGTGTTGTATCTGTTGGCTCTGCTGTTGTTAGAGTATCATCTCCGTCAAAAGCTGCGGCATTTACTCCACCTTCAGTAATTCCAGCTGTTCCTCCTGGCTGACCAAACACAACGAGAATATTCTCAAGTGTTCCTTCTGCCATTTCTGTTGCTAGCATAACTTCCATTGACTCCTTGAACAGCTTAGCTGAATCTAGAAGCTGGTCTACTGTTACGTTACCATATGTTGGGTTATAAGTAATCTGAAGACCGTTATTTGTGTATCCAACGTTGCGCCACTTTGTAGTTGCCGCATTAAGTGTAGTTGTATATGATTGGGATGAGTTAAACTCTACCTTAGCACTACCCTTTGTTGGATCAAGATTTGAATCGCCATCGAATGCTGCTTGGTTGATGAACAACGGTGAAGCACCTACGATAATGTTCTTGGCTGAATTGTATGTATCTCTTGCCATTTATTTCTTACCTCCTGTTTTTTCAAAAAATCTAATAAATCTGTCAAGCTGGCTAGGCTTCTTTCCTCTTGGTATAATAATAAGCCTTTTTGGGTAAAAAGGCAAACTATATAAACCGCCCGTTTGAATCAGACAAACGGGAATATTTAATTTCTAGGACTATGTCTGTAGACAAAAATCCTTGTAGCTCTTCTGAGGGAGCCGCTGGAGAGATGTCAGCAATAAATATGCTATAGAATTGAAACTTATCTGACAGATTTGTCCAGTTATTTACATCTCTTGCAGACTCATCTACCCTTCTAAATAAGTCAGTCATAAAATTTCTAATCTCATTGATGTCATTAATATCTGTGGAATATATGGTAAACAATACTTGCTCACAGCATATAGCCCATAGGTCTTCATATGACATTCCTATCTTGTCATAGACTATGTGCTTCTTTCCGCTCAAAAAATGATTTAATTCTGGAGATTGTTGGACGGGAATAATAGGTACTATTTCATCCCCTATACTATCGCTATAATAATCAGATGCAGTAAATATATCAGCATCCTTTAATTTCTGCCACAAGTACTTACGCAATTCAAGCATTGCATCTACTCTATAATTAACCATTAGCCCATACCTCCAAATGCTGAACTTAGTGCAAAGTCTGCTTGTGATCTAACAGAGTTTGGAGAAAATGAATATCTAACTCTTCTAATATCTGATGGTAATCCAAGTGCTTTGCTTATTGAACTATTAAATAATCTTTGAAACCCCGATCTTTTAATAGATTGATTAACCAAGTCTCCTGTAAAGAAATATTTATATGCTACTTTAAAAGAGTCTTTTACTCTAACGCCTCCAGGCTTGCTAACGGTCACTGAGGCCCCTTTAGGCATAAAGACGGTATCACCACCAACTTCGAATACAATGCGCTCAGATGACCTTGGAGCAATTACTACGGGTACTCCAGATTCCATCACGGAAGCTTTATTTGCAAATACATGTGTATGCTTGCCTTTTTTAGTTGGGACCATTGATTTAGATAATTTAAAATTATATGTTAATTGAAATGACAATCCATCCTGTGGTAACTTATTTAATTCAAAAAGTCTAGCTTCTTTGTCTCCAGCCTTTTTCCATTCATAAACATGGTGTAATGCTAGGGGTGTCGTTCTTGCTTTTGCATCAATATATTCACCAAAATCTTTTTCTATTTGATTAAATATAACTGTGCTAAATTTATTTTGAAAATTCTTGTTTGATGTCAATTTAGACATTACGGTAGCTTTATAATAAACCGCTGCCGATATTTGAGCAACCAAGCTATCCTTTAAATGTTTATTTCTTGTTCCCATCATAAGGGGTTCAAGTCCGCTTGCTGCCGCTACTAATGCTGTACTAGAGTCCAATTTGTTGGTTCTCCGATCTTTTCGTCGTAGAGTTATATCCTAGGACTCTACCGAATGGATCTGTAAGCGGAGTGGTTCCTACAACCTCAAATACCGTTGGTGTATCTGTTGGAAAATTTAATTCTGTCCAAATACAGTTACCTTGTGAGTCACGGATATTTGTAATCTTTTCTCTAAGGGTAAGCTTTTCTGAAGTTCTTATTTGAACCACCTGATCGTTTACATATTTGTTACTAAATATTTGAGTGTCACTGCTTCTTGTAGTTGCAGAATTACTTACAATTCCTTTGGCATGGCAGTCTAAAGTTTTATAATAAACCCACTCTTTTACAATTGATCCAGTCTCTATATCTTGAGCATCAAATTGTTTGTAAACGTCTAGTTTCATAGACAAGACGGAGTCTATGATGCCGTTCATTTATATAAGCACCATAGAAGTAATAATATATGGATTAAGCAATTGGTCTGCAAATTGATTTCCAGTACCAGAATAAGCCTGTCCAGTATATTCAAACTTCCAGTCAAATGTCTGAACGTTCTTCAAATACTTCTGTCTCCACAAAATATCCTTTGAGAAATAATCTTTCATAAGTTCTTTTGCAGCCATTTGAACATTGTCTGGAACTTCATTCCAACCATATCTTCCATAAACACGATATCTGGTGTGCTTGTTAAATGCCTCACCATTATATGTGTCATTAATTGTTGGTGGAACCATTCCATTTGCAATATACACAGTATTGTCTAAAAGGTTTGTTCTATCAATTCTAATTCCGAATCCGCTTTCAGTAACCTGTGGAGTATATAGCCAATTATTTACAACTGGACTTACTGTATTATCTACAAGAAGAATGTCGTTGCCGTATAGTTTTTGAATAGAATCAATTTTATATGGAAGGGCCAATATGTCTGAGTCCATTCCATATGCAATTTCTACATCATCGTATAGGAAAAAATCTTGCCCTGTGTAATCTTCAATTACTTTACGAGCATACTTTTCCGCCTGCTGAATTTGATAATAGGTTTTGTAATTTGGATCGCTTGAATCTACCCCAATATTTAGCTCATCTATTGCTTCATAAATGTTTGTATATGGAGTTACAACATTTGCATATGTAGTGCCAGTTGCTGAGCTACCACCTACCTGATATTCCCATACTAGCTTAAATTTTCTTTGTCTTTGAGCATATGATAAAGGAATAACAACTTGATAGTTTCCATAGTCTACTTCAATTTTTGTTGAAGTAAGCGTTGTTAAAACAGTAGTTGGAGATATTGCTGGAGAGATTGTAACATCTTCAGTAATGTCATATAGCTTTACTGTAGGTGCTGAGTCTGCATCTAATACTTCTCCCTGCCAAAAGATTTTGTGCTTTAGTGGTGAATTAGTATTTAAATATATCTCTGCCATTATTAACGGTTAAGCTCAGCCGTAGAAGTCTTGAACTTCCTTTGGTGTCGCTGGGCGGAACCCCTCCTCTTTATCAAAAATTGCTTGCGCTTTATCTTTATGCATTGCTACAAAAGGATGCTCTTTGGTGAATGTAAATCCCAGAATATCGTATCTGAAGTTGTTTCTTGTCATTCTTACCAAAACCGTGTCTTCTGCAAGATCCTGCTTTGGGTTAAACTTTGGAAGGATTTCGATCTCTTCTTTTTCATCTTCAATCTTTTTAATTGTTTGTTCATATACTGCCCAAGTTACGCCTTCTTCTGTAAGAGCGGCAATAATATCATTTTTGTTTTTTAGGCTATTTGTATCAACTGCAAAGTCCTCTGCAATTTTCTTTAGCTCTGCTACCTTTAATGTGTCAAACGACATGTAATCTCCTTAGTCTAGGTGTTTTAATTATAGCATTACTAAATTAAAATGAAAAGCCCCCAAAATTAATTGGGGGCCTTTCTTGCGGATTTAATCCTAAATTATGAAGCAACCTTAACGTTCTTCACAACTACCCAAGCATCTGCTTGTTCGATCTGGACGCCAACACGAGTATACATTGTGTACTCAATTGAGTCCTTACGTGGCCAGAAGAAGCGGTAAACAGTTACATCACGCTTGATACCAATAACAACGTTATTTGGGAATGTCAAGTGGATATCTCCGTGGTTACCTGTCTCTCCTGAATAGTCGCCGTCCTGTGCTTCGTTTAGAAGTGGAACTTCAACAATTGGAATACCAAATGCATAAGGCGCTACGTAACCTGCTGGTCCTGAGACTGGCTGTACATCTCCACGAATAATGCTTGAAGCAATATCCTGTGGGATTGTCTGGTTAGTACCGATGCTGTTTGCAAATAGGAAATCTTGGATTAGGTTTGAACCTACCAAGAAGCGAAGGTCTGCACGACGCTGCTTGTACTTACGTGGGAGAGCCTTTAGCGCAGAGTTAAATGCTGCACGTGTAATTGCTCCTCCACCGTTGTCTACAACGTGACCGTTTGCCTTTGCCTTCTTTACAACGCCGTCAAATGACTTGTACAGTGCATCTCCTGTAAGGGATACGTTTCCATTGAGGACTACGTCTTCAATATCGTTACCTGCCTGTGTTGCCATCATACGTGCAATGTGATCTTCTAGATCTGGACCCTCAATATTGTCTTCTAGAGACTCTGTTGATAGTTCCCAATCTAGACGAAGCTTCTTTGTTGTCAAAGAAATCTTTGAGAAAGATACTGCTGAGTTTGCTGCTGTATCGTCTGCTTCGGTTGCAAGCTTCATTAGCTTCTCGCCTACTGACATACGGTCAATCTCTGTTGTATCTGCCTTCATGCGGACTGTACGTGCGACCTTACCAATTACGGTTGCGTCGAACATATAGTCTAGAAAACGAGCTGATTGCTCTGGGTTTAGTAGACCGCCTTCACCTTCAGAACCAACGTGTACACCAGTTGTCGCTACTGCGGCACCAGTCATGTTGGTTGTGACGTGAGTATTAGCTGCTACTGACTTTTCTAATAGTTCATTACTCATTATATTTTCACCTACCTTTGTTTATCTAATTAATTCTTGTACGGAACCGAGGAAAGAACCGTTCCATTTTGACTTCTTTATTGTAGTTACTTCCTGAGACCCGCCAAGGTCTGAGGACTTCTTAATTGCAGTCTCACCTTCTACTGCATCGACACGCTTCTGTACGCCATCAATCGTGTTTCTGATATCTGATACTGTCTTTGACAATGTATCGTATTGCTCTGCCAACTCTGTAATTCTGGAATCAACGCTCTTGCTGAAAGATTCAACTGTTTCTGTAACAGTCTTAA